TGAATCCATAATTTATCATCATCAAAAATTTCTTTACCAATTCTTCTATTTAAGAGAGTAATTTGAGTTTTAAAAATACCATTGTTATATCCAGCATCTCTAATAAGTTGTTCTAAATCAAATATGGCTTCCGGTGAATCATTTGTTTTTTTAGTAAATTGATTATTTGTTGTAAGAAAGTATTTTTTGGATTCTTCATCATTAATATTAATATAACGAACCAACTCACCCCGTTCTCCTTGAGGTAACTGATTATCATTTGAATCATATAAGATAAATTCGATAGTATCCTCGTATCCAAGACCAAAGTAGGATTTTCCAATCTCTTTTTCAAAGATTTTTCTATCCTCTTGTTCTACAAGATATCCCCTTCTATCTTCAATATTTTTAAAATTTTCTATTGCCATTTTATCCTATACTTTCTTGAAACTTTTTGTAGTTGTATAAGTCCAATAATCGTTGTCCATTATTTAAATCAAATACTAAATAAGATACATACTTACCAACAAAGTTAGTAAATTTACCTCTCCAATTTTGTTTTTTAATAATACCCATCTCATATCCCATAAACTCTGTCCATGGTTTAAACAACCAATATGCAAATTTAGAGTATTGTTTGTTTTCTCTCATAAACTTAACAACATATCTTGCCCACATCTGATATCCAATTACCAAACGAGGGTCTTTCTCGAACATCATATCGCCATATCTTTCATCAGCATCCCATAATAGTTGTGGTAAATAACCTTGTCTATAAAGTTCGTTACAAATAATCTTTTTACCCTTATCATCACTTTCCTTTTGAGCTCTATCTCTTTGTCTTTGAACAGCTTCAAGCTGTGCTTGAAATTGAGTTTGTGCAAGTTCCAATGCCTGTTGTTGAGCGGCTAGTTGAGTTTGGAAATTTTCTTGTGTTGTTTCAAGTGTTACGGCTGCCTGATTTAGTTGTCCAGCAAATATCTCAGCCTGAACTTTTATTTGGTCTTGTAAAGTTTGATTTTGATTATTCAATGAATCTATGATACCATCTTGAGTTGCAAGTTGTGCCTCTAAATTTCTTGTCTGTGATTCGAGTTGTTGTCTAATCGAAGCGGCTTCGGCTTGCCATTTTGCAACTTCAGCTTGAAGTGTAAATATATCTGTTGTTTTTACTTGAATATCACCTAGTTGATTTGATATTGTTTCAGTATTTCTACCTATCTGAATATTTAACTCTTGTATCTGACCGTTTAGGGATTCTACTTCAGATAATAAAGATTGTGATTGAGATTCGAATCTAGATGCTCTTGATGTTTGTTCTGAAAGCTGTCTTCTAACATCTTTTAATTTATCAGTTACATCTTTATATTGATTTTTTAAATCATCTAATTTCTTCTTCGGAACAAACTCACCACGAGGTGGTTTCTTTTCCTTTATTAATTCATCAACCTTAACATCAACTGCCTTTTTAAGTTCTTCTTCATTATATCTTGGAACTTCTATATGAGTTGATGTTTCTCCACTAAATGATTCTTGATTTGGATTTGGTAATACAGCTAGACTCGCCAAGTCTTCTTTGGTTCTTGGATTAACTTGTTTACCTTTAATTGGTTGTTCTCCAAATGGTTTTAAATTATTTGATAGTGTATCTGGTTTTACTTCTTTGTTATTTATCTTGCGTACAGTTATTCTACCAGATTCATCTCTGGTAATACTTTTAGAACCAACTTTGGTAAGTTCATCTATTCTAAATCTATCCTGTAAGCTCATTATTTTTCTATCGTAAAAGTTAAATCCTTATCTTCAAAATATTCGATTACACCATCTCTATCTACTTTGATTTCAATGTAGTAATCTCTACTATATTCCCAATTGGTTAAATTAAGTTTAAAGTAGTTTCCATTTGAATCACAAGATACTTTTGTATAATCTGAAAAAGGGATTATAACTTCATCAGTTACAACATCTTTTATTTGGTAATAAGTAGTAGATGGTAGATATTTTACATCTGTATAAGAGTATGTGTTGGTGTATGTTTTGAGAGGATATTTCTCTCTACCGAAAACTCTGATTTCAGGTTTACTTCCACGCTTATATCTGGATTTCAATCTTTTGAATGTTACATGAATATCATCACTATCTAATTCAGTTAATGAACCTGTTACAAACGATGAATCATCCCAACCGATTCTTACTTTAGGTTGGTAAATAGTATTTGTTTCTTTTGAGAAGAATTTTAATTGACCATAATCATCTGTATCATTTTCTACTGCAGAATCGTGTTTTAAAATCCAACCTTCATTTGGAATTGAACCACTTAACCAAGTATTCATTGGTTCTAATACATCCATTTCAATATCAGATGTTTCGTATGAGAATGATTGTGTTGCAACTGAACCAGTGTACCAAACACCACCTTTACCATTGAATGAACCAGAAGTTCCTTCGGCGAAATCATTACCCAACCAATTGTTAGTTGTTGTTCTTTTATTCCAAGAAACTCCATCTGTTGTAATATCATCAAAGCGAGTTCCAATTCCCATATCCCATGATTGAGAAACTTGATATGCATAAATTGTATAATCCAACGGAATTTCACTTGATTCACACTCTCGAAGGATTAATTCGGCAGATGACATGGTTACCTCACCACTCGTAATTAAAGTTGATAATTGAGTTGTATCAAATTTAATAAGTGAATGAGCAACATCTTTTAAGTTTCCATAATAAGTTTTAGAAACTTCTAATATTTCATCTAACCCAGTATTTTGAGTTGGTTGTTGTAAATAAATTGATGCATCTTTGGATGCTGTTAAAAAGTAATACATTAAACAACCCTCCCTTTTATATCTGTATTTGGGTATTTCACTTCAAAAATCGAAGGGTCTAAAGATGGATAAACCATTTTATCCTTTGTAGCCTCGTTAATGTTATATGATTTATCCGAATAATTACCCAAGCACTTATTTACAATTTCACATTTAGGAACTGATTGTACTCCCTCGACACCAGCAATTAAAAGCTCTATTTCAGATATATTTATTGGCATATTAAATGTCCAATTATCAATATTAAAATATTCTCTCAACTCATTTATACATCTAGTTAATACTTCTCTCTTGTTATATCCACTATAAACACGAATTTCAAACTCAACACCTATATTGATAATATACCCATCAATAATGTTTATACCATCGGTTAATAATCGATATTCTCCTAAATAAGTTTTTACATTCTCTTTAACTGCTCGATTTAATGTAGTTAATTTTTTATTAGAATCATATCCAAGTGTATATAGATTAATTGCAAATGGATTGTTCTTTTCATTCATATCATTCTTTTTAGAAGAAAGATATGTTCTTAATTCATCCTTTATTTGTTGTTCTGTTAAGTTTTTATTTTTAACAGATTCTATCAATCCAGCAAATTCTTCTAATGAATCAGGATTGTTTAATATTGAACTAGGAGAGTTATTATCCAATTCACCATCTGGTGCACAATATGCTTTTGCAACCGAACCAAACTTTGATGGTAATGATAAAGTTCTTACCTGATAATCCTTTCGAGTTACCGCTCTGTTTTGAGAACCAAAATTCGCAAGAGCATTTTGTCTAATTTCTTCCAAAGTTTCTGAACCTCTACCACCTTTTGCTGGTTGTTCGTTATCTACTGCAATAGAAGCTTTGGTTCTATTATAAAATTTTAATTGAGAACTAGTAAATATAGAAGTATCTTCATCAAATTCTATTGATTGAATTCTTGTTAATTTACCCTGTCCAACATTCGATTCAACACCACCACCAACTAAATAAGAAACCGTTAGTGTTGTATTGGATGGGGCCTGACCGTATGATTTTGTTTTTAAGAAATTGGCAGGGTCAAATGAAGAACCTAATCTATCAATAGATGATGGTAATCCTAATCCTACATTTTTAAAGTTTGGTATAAGTGTCTCATCATCAGATGCAGTACCACCACCAAAAACTAAAGAAGTTGTATTATCTTCATTAATTTGAGTAGTAAATCTTCTTGATGTTTTTAAAACTTTTAATACACTTGAAGGTGCATCATCTATTGCGGTTAAATCACCATCAGTTTGAGTAGATGTTGGATAATCAACATATACCATTTCTTGTGCAAGATATGGAACTTTATACCACTTATTTCCATTTGAGTCTCTTACATCGTAAATATCAATCACATTTGCATCACCAATGTTTATTTTAGAGAATTGTCTAGATGTTCCAAATTGAGATTCTACTTGTTTTAATGTTGCAGATATCGCTCTAACTTTCTTCTTTATAAGATATTGAGGAGTTCCATCGGAAGCAGCATTATAGTTTGAAATTTCTCTATCAGTTTCATCGTTAAAATCTAAAAGTTCAGTAGTTCTAAATGTTATATTAGAATCAGATGATTCTACAACCATGCCTTCTTTTATTCTTAAATAATAAGTAGAATCTGGTCTCATATCGTTACCACTACCAATAGATGGAACTACTTGATAAACCGATAAATCAACAACAGCAGGTGAAGTTACTTTTGGTTGATATCCTAAATATCTTGATAATGCAATAACACTTTGTTTATCTTCGGCATAGGTCATGAATGATTCTTTCAAGGAATCATCTATATAGTAAGATAAAATATCACCAAGATAAGATGATATTTCCATGAACATCATACCAGGTGAAGACTCATTGAAGTCAGAATATGTTTGTGGGAAATATGTTTTAGTGTACTCAATTAGATTTTGTCTGAATTGAGAAAAATCCTTATTAAGATACTTTATATCTCTACCACTATTTCCTTTTTTTATAGAACTATTTAAAGCCATTTATATTACCCCTGTACCGTGAATGTTATTTCTTGTAAATCTATTTGATTACCAACCGTAAATTGTAAATACAAATTGGCTTGGTTTTTATCTTTTAACTCATTTGTCATTTCAACTTCAATATCTTTTATATTAATATAGGGTAACCAATAAGATACATTACGAGTAATAGTATCTCGAAGTTTACTTTCATATTCATCTGTCATGGGTTCAAATAATAATGAATGTAAACCAGTTCCAAAATTTGGTTGCATTATTCTTTCACCCTTACGAGTTAATAAAAGATTCTTTAAATTTGTTTTAGCCTGGTCAAATGAAGTAAATGCCTGTTCAAAGTAACCAGTATTGCCTCTCTTTAAGGGTAAAGTA